GTCCGTTACCGATGCGGTGATCAACCGCTCACTGAAGCCTTCACTCTAAATGCTCGGGTCTTCGGTGTTGTGCCTCTCGGAGGGCACGGTTGGTTTCTTGGTCCAACCTTAGCCCTTGCAGGCGCTTCTGCAGGGGCCCGAGGGGGTCCAGCGGATTCGTCCAGTCTGTTCTTCTTCGTTTTGTCGGGACGTTTTCGCTGCCTCTTTTTATTGTCGGAGGTTCGACTGCCTTCATTTGGTCCAGGTTGGGCCTTGGGGGCTTCGGGCGTTGGTTGTTGCTTGGCGGGGATGTACACATCATCAACAATAACTGGTACAGTTGTAGGTGATGGGGTTTTGATGGGATTGCAGAGCGGAGCTTCAAGCATTTCCTCGAGTGACCGAAGTCCAGCAAGCCAGTCATCGAAGATGTGGGTTGCGAACTCCGGAAGGAAGTACTTGAGCTCATCATCCATCCATCCGTTGGTATTCTCATTGGGGTATTGGACATTTCTGTCGAACTGTCCCCAATATGCCCCGACACCATATTTAGGTGTGTAATTGGGACAATACTCAACAGCGCGTCTACAAAGGGCTCCAATGACTGGTGTGTTTGCGTCTGTCGCGACATACGAGAGAGCCTTTTCCACAAGTTTGTCCGTAGCTGACACATTGTCAGGTAAGCGTACCGTCGTGTGGAACTTGCTGAGTTGTCGTGAGATATCGCACATACTATCAGTAGAGCCGAACCAAACAGTGGGAGAATAGTAACGAGCAAGGAAGTTGACTCCCCTCTCCTCTCTCGGTACAAAATTGGCCTCGAGGAGTAGTCCCACTTTACTGGCTGACCACTTATGTTCCTCGATGGCCAAATCTCCATCGATGCCATCATCTCCAAGGTGCAATCCGAGCTTGGCAAAAGCCTGTTCTGGCGTGTACCATGATCCGCCTTCCGATTTGGTGTGTCGGTAGGCAAGGTACGTAGCGAACGCTGCTCGGAGTGTCTGTGCCACGCTTGTCGCGGGGCATCCTGAACCATGGGCGTAACCCTGTTTGAAGGTTGTGCCTTCCGGGAAATGGCCAACATTGTTGGCGTTCGTCCGGAGTAAATCACTGAGCTCACCACCATGCAAAGGGAACGCTCTCAGAAAAACCATGCGGTCTACTTCTCTTAGGTAGTACGTCACGGTCCCATCCATTCGATGGTAATCTGAGATGTTCACCCCTCTCTTCGATTCTTCACAAATTTTCGCCACACGTTGGGCTATTTCGAGAGGTGTTTTCCCTGGCCCATACCAAGGAAATCGTTTGCAATGTTCGGACAACGCTAAAGCAAAACGCGACATAGCTAGCTTGTCAACATCATTGTACGTGCTGATGCACCGGGGGTCCTTCACGTCTGAATAGGCCTCTGCTTTAACAAAGCATTTGAGGTTACCTCTACCCTTGACGTGGGGTCCCGACA